AGAATCAGTGTCGATTGCTTATGGTCGCCCAACGCAAGAATCTGTCCCGTTTCCAAGAGAGCTCGCTGTCCTTATCGTGAAGAAGGCGTGTCGAATGGCAGAGAAGTTCGAAAACGAGTGCATCGACACAATGCAGCGTGACGCCCGGCGCGCCCTGCAGCGAGGTACCGATCCTGCCGTCATCGTTCGCCAGCTCGACCTCTGATAAACAATCAGCGGAAATCAAATGGGGGGGGGGTTGCCGGCAGATGTGGGCGAAAGCAGACCCCACTCGGCACTAATCTATCTAGTTGCCGGGTGGGGGCCACTCGGCACTGTCTTCCAGGTTGGGGGCCAGTCGGCAACTGACACGGAAATGTCAGACAGGCATGAGACGGATTCGCCGGCCACCCGGAACCGTTCGCTAAGGTATAGCTGAGCTAATACGGGCAAATACGGGCGAAAAGGGCTTTTCTTTCTTTTGTGATACGTCTAAAGTGAAACACAGTTAAGTGAACACTTTAAATGGAACACCAGGGAGAGAAAGCCATGTTCGTCCGCACCTACCTCCGCGCATCCACCAGCGAGCAAGACGCCAGCCGCGCCCGTGACGCCCTGGAGCAGTTTGCCGCCGAACACGGCCAGCACATCGCGTGCGAGTACCTGGAGAACGAGAGCGGCGCCAAGGCTGACCGCCCCGAGCTGCTGCGCCTGCTGAAGGACGCCAAGAAGGGCGACGTTCTGCTGATCGAATCAATCGACCGCCTGAGCCGTCTGCCCGCCGATGACTGGCAGAAGCTGCGCGGCGCTATCGACTCCAAGGGGCTGCGCATCGTCGCGCTCGATCTGCCGACCAGCCACCAGGCGATGACCGTCACCAAGGGCGACGAATTCACCGCGCGCGTGCTGAGCGGTATCAATGCGATGATGATCGAGGTAATGGCGGCGAACGCTCGACGCGATTACGAACAGCGCCGTGAACGCCAGGCCCAAGGCATCAAGAAGGCCAAGGAGGAAGGCCGCTACAAGGGGCGCCCGGTGGATGAAGATCTGCACAAGCGCGTGCGCGAGCTGCTAGCGGCCGGCCTGGGCATTCGAGCCACCGCACGGCACGCCGGCTGCTCGACAACGACCGTTCTGAAGATCCGCGACCAGAAGGCCGGCTGAAGATGTCGGCAGATATAGTATCTGCGTACAACGCCCGGATTCCGTGGCCTGCCGGGCACTTGTCGGGAAACGTCCCACAATTTGTCCCACAGTTGAACGCGACTACTTCCGCAAATCATTGTTTAGGGAAGTGATCGAGGCGCGCTAGAGTGTCGGGCAACCGACAACCCTACCCGGCAGCGCCCGACATGCCCGCTTTCACCCTTGGAAGACTCGCCAAACTCTACGGAATGCACCGCTCGACCGTCTATGAAGCCGTCGAGAAAGGCCGCGTATCTGCTGGGCTGGATGGCAAAGGGCAGAAGGTAATAGACCTGTCAGAAGCGATCCGCGTATGGGGCGAGCCGCCGACAGACCAGACAGTAAAACCCGACACCCGACAGCCGGCGCCAATGGCTGACCCGACACCCCCGCCAGACACGCTAGCGCCGCTCCTGGAGGAACTGCGCCTGCTGCGTGAAGAGGTGGCCGGGCTGCGTGCTGAGCTGCGCCTGATCGAGCACAGGCCGGATAAATCACCAACGGTGGATAAGCCCCCATTGGGGGAACACCCGGCAGGGGGCGAGAAACCCCCGTCCGGTTCGGCCAGATCGTTTGCCGACCTGCTGGCATCACTAGATGTTGGGGATAGCGAAACGTGACAAGCACAACATGCGGGCGTACGATTAGCCCGAATTAGCTTTATTTAAGGCACGAAAAAGCCCGCAAACCTCGGCAAAGGTGCGGGCTTTAGGAATCACCACCAGCTAAGTGAGATTCATATTCGACGGAAGTGATACTAGAGGAAATCAGCTCCCCCGTACAGGGGTGTGAATCCATCCAGTATCTACCCTGCCGGTCTGAATCTCGCACACACGCGAGAGTCATCGGATGGCAACGAAAGCCAGCAAAACGAATCCTAAAAGCTCAGGGCTTGGGTATCAGCCGAGAGCGTTCCGCAAGTTCATAGCCCAGGGATGCAACACCTTCGCCAAGCTGGCCGAGATGGAGCAGATCCACACCGCGTCCATACTGTGGGCAATGATGGCGGGCCGCATGACCCATAATTCGGGGCGTGATGACCTGACGCCGATTCACTGGCGACCCAAGGCAGCTATGTTCGGCTCAGCCGGACGATTTAACGAGATCAATGCCGCGCTTGGATGGTTCGAGCTAGAACTTAAACCAAGGCGCGGCGAAAGTGCCGGAGGTTGGGCAATGACTGCACGAGCCAAGAAGCTGGGGAAAGACTACCTGCAAGCGGCCATGCAGTACGCTCTCAGCGGCCTTGAGGATGAACAGGGGCTGGTCGAAGACGGCAAGCCATATCGCATCCCGTCCGATGGTATTCGCTCCGTTACATCCACCGGCAAGCACTCTCGGTTCGAGCGTAAGCAGATCCAGGCCGCTATCGAGATCGAAGGCGACAACCTGCACGAGTTCCACCATGCGGCTCAGTCCTGGCTAGATGGCGAGCCGTGCCCGCGTGGCTTTGAATGGGCGCACGAGAAGTGGTCAGCGATCCGTGATGGTCGAGGCCCGAACTCTGGGGCAGAGAAAGCCAACGCCCGCGCCCGTATGGCCCGCGATCAAGCATCTATCATGCTTGACCTGGCTAAACGATCCGGCGCGCCTGGCTATGTCATCCCGACCACCTACCGAGAAAGCCCTGCTGGCCGTCTGTACGCTGAAGGCCCGATCAACCTGCAACGCTGCGTCGGTGAAGTGAGGAAAGCCGCCCTGGCTGGCTGCTATGACGTGGATATTGAAAATTGCCACTGGTCGCTAGTCGCACAGATGGCCGCTCGACTGGGTATCGCCACGCCTCACATTGAACGCTACCTGGCGAACAAGAAGACCTTCCGTGCTCAAGTCGCGGCCGCTGCCGGAATAAGCGTGGATGACGCCAAGTTCGTGATGTTGGCGACCATCTACGGCGCCACCCTGGCGCGTTCCCCTGACGCGAACAAGGCAGCCATTGAGGAACGTATCGGCGGTGATGCCGTCGAGCGCCTGCGAACGTTTGAGCCTGTCCTGGCCCTATTCCGCGAAGTGAACCGAGCCGGCAAGGCAATCATCGAGGACTATGCAGCGCGAACCAAGAAAGCCGGCGTACTGGTGAACGATGCAGGCCGTGAGATTGGTCTGCGTGGCAATGCACGCGAGAAGCTAGCCCACATCCTGCAGGGTGCTGAGTCGTGCGCTCTGGAGGCAATGCTGCAAGCCCTGAAAGGCCGCGTGGCACTCCTGCAGCATGACGGCCTAACCATACACGGCGAGCCGGATATTCAGCACCTGGAGCGCGAGATAACGACCAGGACAGGCTACCGATTGACGCTTGAAGTGGACGAGCTCTGACACGCTAAGAAGGCTCCGAAAGGGGCCTTTTTTCATTGCCCTGTGCCAAATAGCGTTTTGAGGCTGGAACCCGCGTGGCTCTAGGGCTGTAGAGCAATCGGGTGGCTATTCTCTGTGGCTAATACTAGCAACCTCTCCTGTTCACATTGCCTTTGCTCTTATGCTCCTCATGCTTTAAAGGCTTCAAGAGACCAGGCGGCGCTCGACGACTTTTTCGAAAACAAGCATGAATTGCCATTGGCCGGGGCGTGCTCTGCCGATTCGTGGCCTATCAGACCCGCTCAATCCGTTTCAGTGAGCGCGCACGCTAACTACCGGAAAGCCTGGTAGGGGTTTATGCAAAGCCATATCAGATATACAGCCTGTCCGACGCGGCTTACTACGAAAAATCCGTAGTAGATGCCCGCCACCAGTTCGCCAGATTTCAACCAGGCGCGCCCCTGTTTCGGGGTAGTGGTCCCAAACGGGGCCAATGTCACCAAAAGTGGGGATATCCCTATTGACGTGTGTTCGCGCGTGTTCTATCGTGTGCCACACCAGAACACAAGGGAACACATATGGCACACCTGACGCTCCGACTACCTGACGAAACCCTGAAGCAAGTGGACGAGCTGCGCGAACGCCTGGAGAAGCAGAGCGGCATTCCTGTTAACCGAGCTGATGCGCTGCGAATGCTGATCGCTAAGGGGATTGAGCAGCGACTGAAAGAGGACGCCAGCAAGGGCTGAAGACGCCGAGCCGCTGCTGTAACAGCGACCCGGCAACACAATGGCAACCGTAGGAGGGAAGCCACCATGCAAGCTAAGTATACCGTTCAACTGTTCAACCTGGCCGGGGAGATCCTGGGCAACCTGACCCTGCCGGCATCGTTCCGGCTGGCCGATCTGTCCGCCCTGGTCGGGATTGGGGCTGTGCGTGCGGAGGTGCTGCAATGAGCAACCGCATCGCCGCTATGGCCAGCGTCGCAGACGACGCAATCGAACAGGTCCGTTATGGGAAGGAGCACGCCCGATGGCTCGCCGCCCTGATGACTGCGATTCACCGGGAGCTTGAGCCAAGCCCCGCGCTGCTGACAGCCCGCGCAAGCCGTGTGCAGGATTTGGCCAGCTTGGGGCAGTACCTGGCCGACGATCTGGCTAACTACATGGATTGCCGCGCCAGTGAGCTGCAAGAGAAGGCCGACGCTGTAGGGGGTGTGCAATGAAAGCTGTTTGCTGGAGTCACCTGCTGCCCGACCCTTCGCGCATGAGCCGCCTGTCCAGCGACGATCTGGACGCCATCGAGCGAACCGCTGAGTGCGAGGCCATGACAGTGGCCCACGGCATTTCCGCCATTGGTGAGCTGCTGGCCTGGACCGCTGACGCTGGCGAGATTAACAACGATACCGCCCGCAATATCGGCTGGCTGATCAAGTCGCTGGGCACGCTATCCGGCAGGCTCGTGGACGTGGCGAACGGCGCCGAGTACGAACTAGAGCGACGAAAGCAACCTGCCAAGTAACGCCAGACCCCGCCACCGAGCGGGGTTTTTTGTGCCTGGTATCCAAGCTGGTATCCATGGAAACCGGCCTTCCAGCGGTACGCAAAACACCGGTACGCAAGCCGGTGCGCACGGAATCGGTACTTTTTCGGTGCGTACCTCGGCTAGTCGAAATTACCAATTCTGGTAGTTCCGATAGGCACGCCCCGCCCGACACACCCGACAGACACCCCGACAGCCTGCCAGACGTATCACTTTGCCTGTTCGTTATTTAGTGCAACGGCTGCCCTTCGTTTCACAGCCTGAAAGCCCCGCCGCATCGCGCTGGATGGCGCCTCCGATCTGTTGCACATGATGCACACCTAAAAAGCACTGTATGTGCAAACAGGAAAGTGCTTGCAATAGGCCTGATTAGGTCTAATATATGTAGCTATAGACGACACGTCGTCTTTGTTTACATACCGGGGAATGCAATGAGCACCGCTAAAACCAGAGGCCGCCAGCACAAGCCGACCCAATCCGAGGTCGCTGCAGCCTGGGATCGAATTCGAATCAAGGCAGACCAGGGAGACGTTGCGGCATCTGCGCTGCTAATCGCCTTGGCGGAAAAGCGGCCGGTTCTACCGGTGGAGGTCAGCGCCCCATGACAGCCAGCCGCTCTAGAAAACGCCTCGCTGACGTAAGTGCTACAGCTCAGTGCGCGCGACTCCTGGAGCGGCTAAAGGTCGGCTCCATCAACAGCTTTGAGATCGTGTCGGAACTGAATATCTGCCGCCCCGGCGCCCGCATCGCTGATCTACGGGCAGACGGCCACCCAATCCGCACCCACCTTTCCGACCTGATCGACGAGCACGGCTTCAAGCATCCCCGCGTGGCGACTTACTACCTCACCGCTGCCGAGGAATCCGCCGCATGACCCCCGAAGAGTTCAAGGAGCTGCGCCGCCGAGAGGCACGCCAGATCATCCAGGCGATGGGCCTGAAGATGACGACCCGCCCCAATGGGCTGATTCGCGTTCACGGTCGCGGCCTGGACGTAACCGTGCGGGATCTGGCCTCGCTGCAGGAATCCGATTTCCGAGGGGCGTGGTGATGCATCCCGTCCAACTGGAAACCGGCCCCCGCCTGCACCGTGCCGCCCTAGGCCTCCCCGAGAAATTCCATGTTCGTCTGAAGCAGCAGGGCCGCACGTTAGTGGTTCTGCAGGGCGACACCGAGCAAGAAGCACACGAACGCGCTCAGCGGCTCGCTGACGCCCTTTTCAGCAATCAAGGAGGGTGGACCATTGAGCCAGCCTGACCTGCGCGTGGTGCAAAGCACTGCCGATTATGCGAACGGACCAGACGGCACCGACCTGGAGACAGCTCTGGAGCTGATGGCAGGGGAATACGCCCTGCTTGAGCGTGACGCCGAAAGCCTCGGCATCGATATGGACGAGATCGACCAGGAGCTGGCCGAGATCACCGCGAATGCCGATGCCTTGCTGGCCGGGATCGCTGGGCTGGTGACCGAATGACCGCCCTAGCCTGCATCGAAACAATCCAGGCTGCTGCCAAGGCCGCAGGGCGCGAGCTGAACGAAGAGGAAATGGTCGAGCTGGTCGGCGACCTACAAGCCCGCATCAAGCAGCTCCAGTCGACTGACGGGATGCTGGGCCTGGAGGAGGCAGCCATGCGTGCCGCTGACGAGATGGGCAACCAGGCCAAGCTGGCTGCCGTGATCGAGAAGCGCAACGCGCTGCTGAACGCCCGACGCAGGCTTGAGGCGGTCGGCTATATCCGTAGCACCTGGTCAGATCGTCCAGACCTCGGGCTCGAGTCTTTCCTTGTCGGCACCAACGTTGCCAGGGCAGGCGCGCGCCGTTCGGTCGCGGCCGAGCAGAAACAGCTCAGCCAGGCCTATATCGCCGGCTTCTTGAATGACATGGAAAAGGCCGAACTGCTGCCGTTCCTGACCCGCGGCGATAACGACGCCGACATCGCCGACGCCCTCTGGCGTTTAGGCACTGGCCGCTCGGTCGATGGTTTGAGCAAGCCCGCCGTCGATATCGCCACGATCATGCAGAAGTACCAGACCGCCACCAGGACTGATGCAAACCGGGCCGGAGCCTTCATTCGCGATCTGCCCGGCTACATCGTCCGCCAGTCCCACGACCCGTACAAACTGGAGCGGGCCGGCTTCGCCCGATGGCGAGACGAGATCAGCGGCTTTCTCGATGAGCGCACCTTCGAGGGAGTGACCGACCGCAATGAGTTCCTGCTGGCCGCTTACAACGGGCTTGTCTCTGGCGTTCACCTAAAGGCATCCACGCCGGAGCCGACAGGCTTCAAAGGCCCTCGCAACTTGGCCAAGAAGGTAAGCGCCGAGCGCGTCCTGCACTTCAAGGACGGCCTGTCCTGGCACCAATACAACAAGGCCTACGGCACCGGCTCGCTGCGTGAGGCATTCCTGGGCGGGTTGGACCAGGCCGGCCAAAACACCGGACTGATGCGCCGCCTGGGCACCAATCCCGAAAGCAACTGGGAAGCGATCCTCGACGAGCTGCAGCGCGATCTGATGGACAAGCCGGTTGAGCTGCGCCGCTTCCAGACCGATCGCCGCGGCTGGCTGAAGACCCGTTTCGCGGAAGTGGACGGAACCGCCCGCCTGGCGGTGAACCAGCAGGCCGCCAGAGTCGCCTCGAACATCCGTGCTCTGCAGTCCATGGCCAAACTGGGCGGCGCTGTTATCTCGGCCGTGACTGACCTTCCGGTCGCCGCCAGTGAGATGCGCTACCAGGGCAAGGGGATGCTCTCATCGATGGGCACCCTGATCGGTGGAATGGTGAAGGGGCGCAAGCCAGCGGAGCAGCGCGAGATCCTGTCCAGCTTGGGCGTGTTCTTCGATAACGTCCGCGGCGACGTGGTTTCCAAGTTCAGCGCCGATGATTCTCTGGGCGGGAAGATGAGCGGGCTACAGCAAAAGTTCTTCAAGCTCAACGGCCTGACCTGGTGGACTGACACCATGCGCAGCACAGCGGCGCTGATGATGAGCCATCACCTGGCCTACAACCGCGCGCTGAACTGGGAGCAGATGAATCCTGACCTGCGGCGCACGCTCGAGCTGTTCGAATTCGACGCCGGCAAGTGGGACCTGGTGCGCAACACTGGCGCCAAGCTGGCCGACGGCCGCGAGTATATGACCACCCAGGGCATCGACGATATCGCGGACGCTGATCTCGCCGGCTATCTCACTAGCAAGGGCCGCACTGTCAATGCGGCTGCCATCGGTGAGCTGCGCGAGGAACTGCGTGGCAGCTTGCGCAGCTACATCACCGATCGGGCCAGCTATGCGGTTATCGAGCCGGACGCCAGGACGCGGGCCATTATGCGCCGCGGTACTCAACCCGGCACTGTCGCCGGCGAGCTGCTGCGGTTCGTCGGTCAGTTCAAGGCCTTTCCTGTGGCCATTCTGCAGAAGTCGTTCGGCCGAGAGCTGTATGGCCGCGGGTATACGCCGAGCGCCTATACCGAGGGCGCCGGTCGGGAGCTGATCCAGGCGCTGCGCAACGGCAACGGCGAAAAACTGGGCATCGCTCAGTTACTGCTCTGGACCACCCTTTTCGGGTACGGCGCCATGACCGCCAAGGATCTCCTGAAAGGCCGCGAGCCCCGCCCAGCTGATGACGCGAAGACCTGGGTAGCGGCAATGCTCCAAGGCGGCGCCCTTGGCATCTATGGCGACTTCATCTTCGGCGAGGCCAACCGCTTCGGTGGCGGCCTGATCGGCTCACTGGCAGGCCCCACAGCGGGCGCCGTCGAAGGGCTGGCCGACGTGCTCTACCGCGTCCGTGATGGCGACGACGCAGCCGCCGCAGCCGTCCGGTTCGGCATTCAGCAGACCCCGTTCCTCAACCTGTTCTACGCCCGCGCCGCGCTCGACTACCTGGTTCTGTACAGCGTGCAAGAAGCGCTGAACCCCGGATCGCTGCGCCGGACGGAACGCCGCATCGAGAAGGAAAACGGCCAGCGCTACCTGCTAGCCCCATCAAAAACTCACCTCGACCCGTTTGGGTTTGAGCGCTGATCACCCTTGGAGAAACAACCCATGTGCAGCAGCAAACTCGGAAAGACCATTAACAAGATCACTGGCTTGCACGACAAGCTAGATCCTTTCGGCAAGCCCCTGCGCGACGCCGCTGAGGACGCGCTTGGAGTGCCGCGAAGCGGGGAGATCGGGACCGCGCTGTTTCCTGAGCCGGTCGAGATGGGCGCCACGCAGGTCGCCAGCGCGCCGGAAGCCCCGACCGAGGTAGACGGTGGTGTGCTGGCCGCTCGTGAATCCGAGCGCCGCCGCCGCGCTGCTGCCGCTGGGCAGAACAGCACCATCCTCACCTCTACTCTCGGCGCCGCGCCTACAGGCCGCAAAACACTTCTAGGAGTTTGAGATGAACAGCCAGAACACGCAGATCTATTCGAAGCTAACCAGCTTCTACGCCGGCCTGAAGCAAGACGAGGACGACGCCGCGGAGCTCCGCGCCAGTAGCGAAGCCCTGCAGCGCTATGCCGTTGACGCCGGCATGAGCCAAGAGCAAGTCGGCGTCCTGGTGAGCGCTGCGGAGGGCGCGCTCTCGAACCCGATCGCATCCCGGGATGACCTGCAGACCAGGAACGAGCGCTGTCTCGAGGCTCTGGATGCAGCCTGGGGCAATGAGCTCGCCCAAAACCTGGCATATGCCAAGGCTGAAGCAGAGCACCTTGCTCAGTCCGTACCAAACGCCGGCGAGGTGCTGCGTATCGGCGCCGGATCTGACCCCGCGCTGGTGAAGCTGATGGCAGACATTGGCATCGCCCGGGCGCGCAAATAACCACTAGACAAGGAATTTGATGACCAACACAGCTCGACCCGTTCGGGCTTGAGTAGAGGCATACCAATGGATTACGAAAGCATCGCCAACGCCTTCTATGGCATCCCTGTTACGCCGCCGGACGCGCCTGATTCTCTCCTGGGTAGCGGTAAAGCCCCCGAGCCAGCCAGACAGGCACCGGAAGCTCCCATTGAGGAGTTGCCCTGGACTGAGAGTGCCGCCGAAGCCTTCTACGGGATGAGCGAGAACCAGGTCCCTGCCGATCAGCACTACCCCGAACTGTCCGACTTCTACGAAAGCATGGAGCGGGAAGACCGGATCAACGGCGAGGAAGTGGACAGCAATGTATTCCACGCGAGCAGCACCGCCCTGCAGCAGTTCGCGGTTGAGGCAGGCTTCGGGCGTGACCACATCCGAGCGCTGATGACCGCCGCCAAGGACGCCATCTCCAACCCGATTACCTCCTACGAAAGCCTGCAGGCCAGGAACGAGCACTGCCTCTCTACCCTGCGCGCTACCTGGGGCAGCGAGTTCGACCGGAACCTGGCATACGCCAAGGCCGAAGCCGCCCGCCTCTCCCGATCCGTACCCAACGCCGGCCAAGTGCTCGACATGGGCGCCGGATCTGACCCCGCCCTAGTGAAGCTGCTGGCCGAAGCCGGCCGCACCCGGGCACGCCGCAAATAACCCCCACACCGAGAAGGAAAAAACCATGACCGCCACCGCCCGCAAAATCGACGAAGTAGAAAACAGCCTGTACGCCCGCCGTGAGGCTCTACAGGCTGAGCAGGCAAAGCTGAACGAGGAGCACGGCGCCGCGGCGCTTGCTGCAGCCGAAGGTATTCAGGATGCGACCCGCCAGATCCCGGCCATCAAGCAAAAGCTCCGGGAGATCCAGGACGAGCTCGCCGCCCTCGATGCGGCCGACCGAGTGCTGAACTGCAGGAAGCACGAAGCCACAATCAAGGCGCGCATGAATGAGGTGAAAACAGCTGCCGCACGCATCCCCTCGGCAGCTGCGAAAGTCTCGGATGCTTGGACAAAGTTCGAGGCATCGATGGCTGAGATGGGGCGCGCCTGGGAGATGCTGGAAGCTGCGACCGACGAGGCGAACCGCTTAGGCCGTATATGCCAGATGGCAGGGGCTCCGGCCGAACGCTACGAGGTGTCCAATAATGTGTCCGTGCATTTGCTGCAGAGTATGGCCGGCAAGCTCCTCTGGATCGCGACGAAGGACAAGATCCAGCACGATCCCTATAGCTTCGGAAATACCCCGGCAACGCCAGCAGAGGTCCGCGAGCGCATCGACTACAGTCTCAACAACTTGAAGGTGAACGCTCAACGCCACACTGAGCGTGCTCTCGCGGTGATTCAACGTGACGCCTAAGCAAGAGGCCTTCTGTCTGGCCTACATCGAGACAGGCAACGCGAGCGAGGCCTATCGACGGGCCTACAACGCGGAGAACATGAAGCCGGAGACGGTGAACCGGAAGGCTAAGGATCTCCTCGATAACGGCAAGATCAGGGCAAGGCTTGCAGAACTGCGCGAGCCCATCCTGGAACGTCACGGCGACACCGTAGACAGCCTGCTGGAAGAGCTGGAGGCAGCCAGGGCGCGGGCATTGGCAGTTGACCGACCATCTGCCGCGGTATCGGCCACGATGGGCAAGGCGCGCCTCCTGGGGCTCGACCGTCAGCAACTGGATGTGACGGTGGATTTCAAGGTCGGCTTGGCTGACAAGCTGAAGGCCGCACGGGAGCGAGCCGGCCGGGTTTAGGTGGGGCAAAACTGGATCAGTCGGCTAGTGCCAGGGCCAAAACCCCGACAGCCTGCGCGCCTTTCATTGGTTGGGCGGTGGCAGGCATATCCAACACCAGCGGAGAGAATCAGTGTCGATTGCTTATGGTCGCCCAACGCAAGAATCTGTCCCGTTTCCAAGAGAGCTCGCTGTCCTTATCGTGAAGAAGGCGTGTCGAATGGCAGAGAAGTTCGAAAACGAGTGCATCGACACAATGCAGCGTGA